CGGACTGCTGGCAGCCGGGGCGCTCGCCTTCGGCCTGCCGGCCACCGCGCAGGCGAAGCCCTGCGAGCAGCATGCCGGCAGGGAGAAAGCCGCATGCGTCAAGCAGGCGAAGCGCAACGCGCAAGCTTGGCCCCCGCGACCTGCCGAATGGGAAATCAAGCGGCGCATCGGCACGGCGCAATGGAACAAGGCCGTGCGCGTTGCCTACTGCGAAACGGGCGGCAACTGGAACCACTACCCGCACGGGCGCTGGATTGGAGGGCTCGGCATGTTTCGATCAACGTACGGCATCGGCCAGGCCGTGACTGGGTATCGCTGGGTCAGCGAGGGCGCGACGCGGGCAGAGCAGATCGCAATCGGACACATCGTTGCCACGCGGTTCGGATGGTCAGCATGGGGCTGTGGGTCCGCATAGGCACTACGGGCAGTAGCGAATAGGCTGCCAGCAGCATCACATCAGGGAGGAATCATGCAGACGTTCATGCCGTACCCAAGCTTCCGGCGCAGCGTGCAAGCCCTTGACAATCAGCGGCTCGGTAAACAGCGTGTGGAGGCGTATCAGATCATGAAGGCACTGGCCGACCCCGACTACGGTTGGCAGCATCATCCGGCAGTTCAGATGTGGCGAGGCTACGGCGAGGCGCTGGTGGCATACGGCATCACATGCTGTGTCGAATGGAAGCGACGCGGCTACCGCGACACGCTGCTGACGCGGTTCGTTCACCAGATGCGGCTGTGCATCTATCCGAGGCCGGTATGGCTCGGCGATGCCGCGTTCCACCTGTCGCATCAGTCAAACCTTGTCCGCAAGGACGCGGCGTATTACGGACCGCAGTTCCCTAACGTGCCGGCCGACCTTCCGTACCTCTGGCCTCCGAATGACGAGTACCGAGTATGACCGAGCTTTCATGCGGGTCACTGTTCTCCGGTGTCGGTGGCATGGACCTCGGATTGGGGCAGGCAGGTTTCCGCCATGCCTTCCTTGCGGAGATTGACGAATGGAGCCGCGCGGTACTTGCCGAGCGGTTTCCCGGCGTCACGATCTACGACGATGTGCGCAACGTGCCGGCTGATGCCGCTGGCGGGCTGGCATGCCTGGCAGGTGGATTCCCATGTCAAGACCTAAGCGTGGCAGGACGCCGCGCCGGATTGGAAGGAGCACGCAGTGGACTGTTCTACGAGTTCATGCGAATCGCAGATGACCTTCGGCCTCGCAGCATCCTCATTGAGAACGTCGAAGGGCTCTACAGCTCTGGAAGCACTAAGGGCGCAGACTTCGGGATCGTCCTTGACTCGCTAACCGAGCTCGGGTATCTGGCAACGTGGCGAACTCTTGACGCGCAACACTTCGGTGTGCCGCAACGGAGACGCCGCGTGTTCCTGTGCGCCGTCGCTGACGGCGATCCTGCAGCCGGACGCATCGGAGAAATACTCGCTGTCGCAGAAGGCAGCGGCGGGGATTCTCCGACGAGCGACCCGTCGTGGCCGGCGCTTGCCGCCACAGTTGCAGGAGGCTCTGGAGGCCGTGGCCCGGTCGTGATGACCGGGCTGCAGGATGGACCCTCAACGGTGGCGCGTTGCGTCACGACGGGGGGCAGGCCCGATGCCGAAACCGAGGACTTCGTTGTGGCGACGGCGACGTTCCGCAAGGCTCGCCGCGCTAAGAGTGTGGACGATCACGAAACATGGGTTGATGACGGACTAGCGAACACTCTCAATCAGTTTGACGCGAGCGGCACGCGCACGACGCATGCCGTCGTCGGCTTCTCCCATACGCAAGGGCTTGACCCGCAGGCAACCGAGGAGCGCACGCCGACGCTGCGCAAGAACGGCAGCGGCATGGCTGCCAGCATCGGGCACACCGTCCGCCGCCTCACCCCTATGGAGTGCGAGCGGCTAATGGGCTGGCCCGACGGCTGGACGGACGTTGCCTGGCGCAACAAGGAACATTCGCCGGACAGCAGGCGCTACGCCGCATGCGGTAACGGCGTGGTCGCGCCGGTTGCGTATTGGATTGGGATGCGGCTCGCGGCGGTGCTCAATGGGCGATGAACTGCTGACGACTCGCGAAGCCGCTGACCTGCTCGGTGTCAGTTTGCGGACGCTTGTTCGAATCGGTAAGCCGGCACTCGTGCAGCCCGGTCGCTCTGGCGGGGACTATCAGATGAGCCTGTACGGGCGCGAGGCAATCCTCGCGATCAAGGAGCAGCGCGACAACGACTTGTGCCCGGTCTGCGAGCAGTACCCAACCAAGCCGGGGCGCAGTCGCACGTGCGGCAATCCACGATGCGTCAAGCAGTGGACGCAACAGCGTGCAGCGCGTCACCATCATGAGCGAAAGCAACGAGCTGCGGAACAACGGCAAAGCGAGCCACCAGTGCGTCCGCAACCGTCAGGCACCATCCAGATTCTGCGAGCATGGCACCTATACGACGGGCTTCAGGTGCGCGAGCGGTACATCGCCACGGCCATGACGACGGGCGTGTCCGTGGCGACTGTGATAAGCGTCATGCGGGCAGCGGCGAAAGGACATTGAATGTGGGCGTGGTATGCGGCGCTCGGTGTGCTGATCGTTCTGGTAATCCGTGAAATCATCAGGAGCAGATGGTGAGCGAGCGCGCGTTCGTGGCAACGTGCATCGCGTGCATCCTGCTGATCGTGGCGTTCGCTCTGATGATGGACGCAACGTGACCGAACGGCAATGGCAGTCGCAGGTTGTTGAAGCGGCCAGGCTTCTTGGGTGGCGCGTATACCACACACACGACAGCAGGCGCAGCGAGCCCGGTTGGCCCGACCTCGCGTTGGTTCGTGATCGGCTGGTCATGGCAGAGCTCAAGACCGACAACGGCCGCGTCAGCAAGGCACAGGCCGGCTGGCTTGATGCCCTGCGAGCCGCAAACGTCGAAACCTACCTGTGGCGACCGAGCGATTGGGACGCCGTGCTCGCCACGCTGAAAGCTACGCAGTCCGAAAGGCTGCAGGAAGGAGCCGCCGCATGACGAGCGAGGAATACGCGCAACTCGTCCACACGACGATCAGCGAGGCCAGGCATGCCCGCGACTTGTACGAGGACGAGCACAAGCTCGCGTGGGCGTTCAAGGAGCTGGCCGATGGTGCAGCGCACCGCTGTCTGACGGTGGGCACGCAGTATGAAGTGCATGCCAACGAGCAGCAGTTCGAGGCAAAGACCGTCGCCGAGGCGCTGATTGAGTGCCGGCAGGAGGCGCTGGACGTTCCGGCTTACTTGACGCAGGTGGCATACCACCTCGGCAACATGGCTGACCCCGACGTGCGCGAAGGTATTGAGCACGCTGCCAGGCTGGTGCTGGTCATTGACCGGCTCGCGGCGAAGGCGACCGGCAATGAGTGACGATCGCATCGCGCAGCTGCGCTCGCTGATTGAGGATGCGCAGGCGAAGCCGCTGAACAGCGGAAACATCTACGAGTCAGTCCGAGGGCTGTGGGCAGCAGTCACGCTGCTGACGGACGAGCTCGCAGGCAGTGCAGGAGACCCGCCGACGCAATAATGTGTGCCGGCCGGACCCCTTACAACGTCAGGAAGGAACATGGCAGATTGGGCAAAGATCGACGTGGGATTCCTACGTCATCCACAGGTGGTGCAACTGAAGCCCGTTGAGCAGGTGGGTTTCCTCGCGCTGATCCTCTATTGCCAGGAGTACGAAACGGACGGGCAGGTGCCGGACGCGGCGCTGCGCACATGCGGCGTCAAGGACTCCGAGGCGAAGGCAATGCAGCGCGTTGGCTTGGTGCGGCGCGAGGGCAGCGCATGGGTCGTGGACGGGTTCACGCGGAAGCAGGCGAGCCGCGAATACCTTGACCGCAAACGCGCCGAGGCAAAGGCCAGGCGCGAACGTCGCGCGAACGTCGCAGGCAGCTAACCAATGTTGCGTCGCGCGAACGTCGCAGGTGCCATACAACGTGGTTTGCGTTCCGCGACGCGCACCAACAGGAGGGCATGGAACGGAATCGCAACGGTTGCCAACAGAGTGAGAGTTAGAGGTAGAGATAGAGTTAGAGACCTTGCATGGCAAGCCTCTAAGCATGCTTTTATGTGCGTGTGGCTTATGCCGCGCACAACGGGAGGAACACAATGGATGATGTGATCACGGAGCAGGTGCAACGCCTGCGGGTGCTGTGGCCGGCGCTCAATGCCAAGCCGGAAGTGACCGACGAGATACGTCGCGCGATCATGAGGCATGAGGGAAAGCTCGACGCCTCGGACGTCGTGACCGGCTTTGATACGGTCATCAGCGAAAGCCCGACGAGCGGTTGGCCCCCTGGCCCTCATGAGATTCTTGGGTGCATCATGCGGGCGAGCGCCACGCGCCGGATGGACGCGCCGGCACCGCAATACCCGCCGCGCACCGAGCTCGTCAATCAGCAGTGCTCAAAGTGCGGTGGTGCCGTTGCGCTCATACCGAACGAGCGCGTCATCTATTGCGGCGCATGCAACCTTGTCCAGTCGCTCGGAAGCGTCGCGGGCAGGCCGCGCTACCACCTTGAATGGAACGAAATGCAGGCTCTGCCGGTGCGCAGCGATGCGCAGCGGGCGTCACTGACGGGGCGCGATGCTCTGGCACGGTTGCGCGATGCACTGCTGGCCAGGCCCGAACGCAGGACGGCTGCGACGGTGGTGCTTCCCGATCTGGCGCTCAAAGACGCAGGCGACGGAGAAATCGGATGGGACGATGCAGCGTAGGCAGGCGCTACGCTTTCGCCAGGTGATCAACCGGGGGGCCGAATGAACGTCACCATGCACGACAGCATCGTCGTGAAGCTCGCGAGCCTGAAGCCGCACCCGCGGAACTACCGTTCGCATCCGAAGGACCAGCTGGCGCACATCATCAGCAGCATCAAGGCGCACGGCATCTACCGCAACATCGTGGTCGCGAACGACGACACCATTCTCGCCGGCCACGGCGTCGTAGAAGCGGCGACCGAGATGGGACTGACCGAGGTTCCCGTGATACGTCTGCCGATTGGACCGGACGACCCGAAGGCGCTGAAGCTGATCGCCAGCGATAACGAAATCAGCAATCTGGCGATCGTGGACGACCGAGCCCTCACGGAACTGCTGCGGGAGGTTGCCCACCTTGACGACGAGGGCCTGGCAGGGTCCGGCTTTGATGAGGATCAGCTCGCCGCGCTCGCGATGGTGACGCGCCCGAAGCATGAAATCGCAGACGAGGACGCCGCGAAGGAATGGCTCGGCATGCCGGACTACGACTACGCTGCCGGCGCACCGACCAAGATCATCATGAGCTTCGAAACGGAATCCGACAGGCAGGACTTCGCAAAGCGGCTCGGGATCAAAATCACCGAGCGCACCAAGAGTCTTTGGTGGCCGCCGAAGGCGAAGGAGGACCCGAGCTCATTGAGGTTCGAGGGGTGAGCGACGGGCGTAAGCTGGCACCGCAGTACCCGGTCTACGTCATCAGCAAGGGCCGGCACGACTGCTGTTACACCGCCGATCACCTGGCAGCAGACGGCTGCCCGTTCTACATCGTGGTTGAGCCGCAGGAGTTCGAGCTGTATGCCGAGCGGTATGGCGACGATCGGATCATGGTATTGCCGTTTCAGAACCTCGGGCTCGGAAGCATCCCGGCCCGTAACTGGTGCTGGGAGCATGCGAAGGAGCATGGGCATGCCAGGCATTGGATTCTGGACGACAACATCAAGGGCATGTACCGCCGATACCGGAAGAAGCGGATACCGTGCGACTCCGGTGCGGCGCTCCACATTGCCGAGCAGTTCGTGGACCGCTACGAGAACATCGCGGTCGCAGGGCTGCAATACCTCACGTTCGCGGGTGCCGGCATGCACGGCAAGACCGGGATGCCGCCGTTTTACGTGAACACCCATGTGTATAGCTGCCTGCTGATTGACAACAGCATCCCGCAGCGTTGGCGTGGGCGCTACAACGAGGACACGGACCTCTGCCTGCAGGTGCTCGCGGCCGGCTACTGCACGATGTGCATCAACGCGTTCCTGATCAACAAGCAGACGACCATGACGATGAAGGGCGGCAACACCACCGAGCTCTACAAGGGCGATGGGCGGTTGGACATGGCGCGAAGCCTGGAGCGTGCCTGGCCGTACGTTGTCACGACCACGCGCAAGTATGGCCGGCCGCAGCACTGGGTCGCACATTCGTGGACAAAGTTCGACACGCCGCTGAAGCGTCGAACGGACATAGATTGGGATGCGTTGGAGCAGGCCGGCGCGGACAACTACGGGATGCAGCTGCGGAAAGTGGCCGATGAGGTCAAGAGTCCGACGCTGCGTGCCTGGCTGAACGAGGAGCAGAATGGCTGAACGCAAGGCAGGCAGGCCAACGAAGCTGACGCCCGAGGTCAAAGACCGCATCGTCAATGCCATTCGGGGCGGCAACTATCAGGACGTTGCGGCCCGCTTCGCCGGCATCAACGAGGCCACGTTCTACCGCTGGATGCAGAAGGGTGAAGGCGATGACGCGCCCGAGCCCTACCGCGAGTTCCGCGAGGCAGTAGAAAGCGCGAAGGCCGTTGCCGAAGTCCGCAGCGTTGCGCTCATTCAGAAGGCTGCCGGTGATGGAAGCTGGCAGGCCGCAGCGTGGTACCTCGAGCGCACCAACCCCTCGCGGTGGGGCAGGAAGCAGGTCGTGGCCCTGACGGGTGAGGATGGTGGCCCTGTGCGGGTTGAGCAGGTGACGCCCGAGGAAGCGAACCGCCGGCTCGTTGAGCACCTTGACGAACTCGCTGCCAGGCGTCGCAAGCGTGTCGCATCGGGGTGATCGCCGCACCCTATTCGCTCGCATGGTACGCGCCTGACGGGCTTGCCAGGCCCGAGCAGATCGAGCCGGATGGGGAATGGCGTGCATGGCTGATTCTTGCCGGCCGCGGATGGGGCAAGACGCGAACCGGAGCGGAATGGGTGCGCTGGCGCATTGCCCACGGCGCGAAGCGTGTTGCGCTGGTTGGTCCGACCGCCGCCGACGTGCGCGACGTGATGGTGGAAGGCGAGAGCGGCCTGCTCGCTGTATGCAGGGACGACGCCGTACAGCCGACGTACGAGCCGTCTAAGCGGCGTGTGACGTTCCCCGAGGGCAGCGCCATAGCTCCCGAAGGTGCGATGTGCACAACGTATTCTGCTGACGAGCCGGACCGATTGCGAGGGCCGCAGCACGATGCCGCATGGTGTGACGAACTCGCTGCCTGGCGCTACCCCGAGGCGTGGGACCAGCTGCAGTTCGGTCTGCGGCTCGGCACCGACCCGCGATGCATCGTCACCACGACCCCCAGGCCAACGCGGGAAATCCGCGACCTTGTCGCCGCCGATACCACCGTCGTCACGCGCGGCAGCACGTTTGACAACGCCGACAACCTCGCGCCGGCTTTCCTCGAGCGCATCCTTGCGAAGTATGAGGGCACGCGGCTTGGTCGGCAGGAGCTTTACGCCGAAATCCTTGACGATGTGCCAGGCGCATTGTGGAACCGCCGCATGCTTGAAGCTGCGCTCGCAGCCTGGCCGAAGGACGAACCGGACATGCAGCGCGTCGTCGTTGCGATTGACCCCGCCGTAACGAGCGGCGAGGACAGCGACGAAACGGGAATCATCGTGGCCGGCAGGACCGGGCCGAGGGGATACGTGCTGGCCGATTACACCTGCCGCATGAGCCCTGACGGATGGGCACGTCGAGCGGTGGAGGCGTACCACCAACACCAGGCTGACCGCATCGTGGCCGAGGCCAATCAGGGCGGCGACATGGTCAAGACGGTGCTGCGTACGGTGGACCCCTCGGTGCCGGTGCGGTTGGTGCGTGCGACGCGAGGCAAGCGCGTGCGGGCCGAGCCCGTGGCCGCGCTCTACGAACAGGGCCGGGTTGCCCATGCGCAGGTGTTCACGGAGCTCGAGGAGCAGCTGCTGACATGGACGCCCGACAGTCCGACCAGCCCCGACCGGCTTGACGCGCTGGTGTGGGCGATCACCGACCTTGACCTCGCCAGGCCGGCAGGCGTGCGCGGCGTCAAGGCACCACGTTTCTAGGAGGCATGCGTGACCCTTGCCAACGCGATACAAGCCGTGCTGGACGACGTTGAGAGCCTGCAGGAGCAGCATTACCCGGTGTTCGTCCCATCCCGCCACAGAGCCGAAACCGCAACCACACCCGATCTGCTCGCAGCGTCCGGTGTTCCGCACCGCATCGTTGTTGAACCTCACGATGCCGACGGATACGTTGCGCGGTTCGGAGCCGAGCGCGTGCTGGTCATGGACGAGAACGATCAGGGCATCCATTACGCCCGCAACTGGATCATGGATTACGCGCGAGCAGCCGGCGCGGAATACGCATGGCAACTTGACGATGACATGCGCCGCTTCCGCATCAGGCGCAACGGCGAGCGCATCGTTATTCCGGCACGCGCTGCCCTGGCCTACATTGAACTGCTGGTGGATTCGTTCAGCAACGTCGGCGGCGCGAACATCATGAACGGCGCGTTCGCGTTCTCGTATGACAACAAGCCTGCCGTTGGTGTGAACGGGATGGTGTATTGCGTGCAGCTGCTACGCACGGACGTTGCCGCTCGGTTCCGAGGTGACACCCTTGACGACACCGACTATTCAATGCAACTGCTGACGGCGGGGTATTGCACGCTGGTATCGCGCCGCGTCGTTCACGAACAACCATCAACATCCGTGCAGCCTGGCGGGTGCACCGATACGACTCACACCCGCAGGCTCGAACGCGCGCAAACGATGCTCAGAGCGTGGCCGGGATGCTTCCGCATCAAGGAGGGCTCGTCCCGCTTGGCACCGTCGCAGGTGTGGCGGAAGTTCCCGCAACGTCCAGAGCTCCTGCCGGATGCACCGTTGAAGCGGTGGCAATGAGCGCGGAGCGGTCGCGCGGGAAGGAAGGCACGCAACCGCTCCGCAGCTCGCACGCCGCAGTCTCCCGCAGCGCATCGCAATCATACCGGACCGGGGGGAGCACGGACCCTCGTAAACGCCAGTCAGCGAAGGTCCGCGCTCAACGCCCCGAACGGCGTGGATTGAGAGACACGCCGGCGACCCGTCCGGTTGATCGCATGCGCAGTATAGCGGTCGGCATGATGCCGGCACAGCATCGCGCCGATCAAGTCGCTACACTCCCGAGCCGTGTCCCTTGATGCCCTGCTCATGGCGACTGCCGAAGCTGACCGGCAACGGCACATGCGGATTCATCGTGCCTTCCAGATGTACCGGGGGGACCAGCCGAAGCCGCTGCGCGTTCTGCCTGGCGAGCCGGACGACAACATTCGTCTGAACCTTGCCGGCCTCGTCGTCGATACCGGCGTGGATGCGCTGTTCGGCCAGGACATTCGCGTGGAAATGCGCGACGGCGATACGCTGAATGAGGATTCGACGGACTGGCTGTACGGCGTCTATGAGGCGAACCGCGAGATGCTGCTGTGGCAGGGCGCAGCTACCAACGGAGCCGTGGCCGGCAACTCTGCAATCCGCATCCTGCCCGCGCCCGAGGGCTCGCCGCCTGGCACGCTGCCGCGCCTGCTGGTCGTGGACCCCGAAATGCTGCGCGTCGTGTGGAGCCCCGACGACGTGGGCATGGTCGAAGCGTACGTCCTGCAGTGGGCCATGCTCGACGATGCCGGCAGGGAGTACGGGAAGCGGCAGGTAATCCACCGCGACGGTGCGCAATGGCTGATCGTTGATCAGGAAAGCCGCGAGCGCATCGGCGGGCAGTGGGTGACGATTGCCGAAACACCCTGGCGCTTCTCCTGGCCCCCGATTGCCGACTGCCAGAACCTGCCCGAGCCGAACGCCTATTGGGGTCGCCCCGACCTCACCGACGATGTTGTGGAAACGCAGCTGGCAATCAACCGCGTCATGTCGAACGCGGCCCGCGTGCAGCGCATCCACGGTCACCCGAAGGTTGTGGCGAAGGGCGTGGGCGAAGGGGACCTTGACGTTGGCCCCGACGAGGCGATCGTGCTGCCGGATCCCGAGAGCGAAGTGTCGCTCCTCGAGCCGAAGGCGACCGTGTCGGACCACATCGAGCTGTTCAATACCGTCAAGTCTGCGCTGCATGAAATCAGCCGCGTGCCAGCTATCACGGCCGGCAACCTGCAGGGCATCGGCGACCTGTCGGGCCTGGCGCTCAAGATTCTGTACGGGCCGCTGGTGCGCAAGACGGAAGTGAAGCGCCGGCTGTATGGCGGCATGATCGAATCGCTGTCCAGCCGGCTCTGCGAGCTCGGCGGCTTCGGCCCTGACCTGTACGCGGAAATCCGCTGGCCCGAAATCATCCCCGACGACCCGCTGATGGAGGCCACGGCTGCCGAGGCTCTGCAGCGTGCGGGCGTCAGCCAGGCCACCAGCCTTTCGGAGATTGGGTACGACCCCGATGCCGAGGCCGAGCGCAGGGAAAGCGAGCAGACCAACATCGGTGCTGCGTTGCTGACGGCGTTCGACCGTGGTGCCGGCCAGCAGTAGATTGTTCGGCGGCAGGTAGCCTACTGCCGTGGCGAACATCTACGAACAAGCGCAGCAGTTCCGCAACCGCCTGCTCGCTGGCGACCGCTCGGCAGCTGCATCGCTGACCCGCAGCTACGGCGCGGCATACAAGCGCATCCAGACCGACCTTGATTCGGTGCGGAGCAGACTGCAGGAGTTGCGCGAACAGGGCGTGCCGGCAAACGAATGGCAGTACCTTGTGACGCGCGAGGGCAGGTTGCAGGTGCTTCGGACCCGCGTGCTGGACGAAATCAGCACGTTCGGGCAACAGGCGCAGCTCATCATCGGCGGCGCAATCGGCAAGGCAACCGAGCAGGGCAGCGAGGCTGCCCTGGCAATGATGGACACCGCGCTGCCGGCCGGGATTGCGGTCAGCCCTTCGGCGCTGCCAGGGCAGGAGCCAACTGCGCTCATTCCCGAGGAAGTGCGGCTCGCAACGGGCGCGATCGAGCGCGTCACCGCCGCAACGCAGCCGGCAGGCGCGATCACGCAGCTTCTGGCGGGCCTGGCACCTGCCGCTGCCGACAGCGTCAGCGATTCGCTGATCAGCGGTATTGCGCTCGGTCGCAACCCGCGCCAGATTGCCCGCGACATTCGTGACGCGCTCGGGGGCAACCTCACGCGGGCGCTGACCATTGCCCGCACCGAAACGCTGCGTGCCTACCGCGAGGCCAGCAGAGCCGAATACAACGCGAACGCCGATGTGCTGGATGGTTGGGTATGGGTCGCTGACCTAAGCCCGCGCACCTGCTCGGCGTGTTGGGCGCAGCATGGCAGCGAGCACCCGCTGGACGAAATCATGGCGACGCATCCGAACTGCCGTTGCACAATGGCACCGCTCACCAAGCCGTGGTCAGAGCTCGGCTTCGGTGACACACCGGACAGCGTTCGCATCACGCCAGGCCGCGACGAGTTCAAGAAGCTGCCGGCAGGCGACCAGCGGCGCATCCTCGGCGATCGAACCTACGATGCCTGGCGCGGTAAGCAGATCGTCCTTGACGATGTTGTGGTGCGCAAGGATTCGCCCGTATGGGGACCGAGCGCGAGCGCCGGAAACGTCAAGGCCGCGCTGCGCAATGCCGAGGCACGCCGCGCCGACGTTTCCCTGCCGGCACCACGCGCAACGCAGGTGGAAACCCGACCGGCAGATGATGCGAACTGGGCGTACGCCGACGACGAAGTTCGCGAGCCCGTAATACCGTCGAATCCGACTGATGGTTGGGCCAGTCGGCTCGCTGACGATGAATGGGATGCTGTCAAGGAATACGCAGAGTTGGCCTATGACGAAATCAACGGGACATTGCGCGGCCAGTACGCGGCCGACGCTCGGACGACCCGGTTGATCGGCAACTTGGATTCGGCGCTGGATAAGGCAGGCAGCTTTGATGAACCCGTTACCGTGTGGAGGGGTGTCAGCTTCTACGTTGACCCTGATGACCTTGAAGCGGATAGGTGGCCAGGCACCGAGGGGTGGATACGCGAGAACATGCCAGCAGGTTCCACGGTACAGATGGATTCCTTTACCAGCACGTCGTTTGACCCACGCATCGCACTTGACTTCGCGCAGCGCGGTGACGTTGGCGACATTATTCTTGAAATCCGAGCTCGCAATGGGGCGTACCTAAATCCATCCGACTTTCGACTTGATCTGAAGGAATCCGAGCTTCTGCTTCCTCGCAACGCGAAGTTCCGCGTGCTGCGAACTCTGTCGGATGTTCCCTTCCGCCGCTATGATGGAAGCATCGTGCGAAAGACGATCGTGCAGCTGGAGCAGCTTTGACGCGCAAGGTAAACACAGACAAGTTTGGGCAGCGCATCGGCATCGGTCCGAGCGGCATGCGAATCGTGCCTTCAGTGGCACCGACGCCGCGCAACGTCAAGAACGCGCCGAAACGCAAAGCGAAGCCAGGCACCGCACGCTGACGAGCCTGCCGGCAGCCGCAGCCACCAGCAGGCTCGCCGCGCTCGCCTAGATGTAGGGCTTGCCGATCGGGTCGTACTGCCGCACGATCTGACCGATACGCGCGTGCGACAGGCCAGCAGCTTCACCGATCTGCCGCTGCGATGCTCCTGCGCGAGTCGCATGGAGCACCGCTTCGATGAAGTCATCCTCCGCTTCCTCGCGTGCCTTCCGGCAGTCCCTGACATGCTGCAGGTGCCGCCCGGTGTCGTCAGCCATTCTGCTTCCTTTCCTGTGTGTCCAGCACGACCGACAGGATGAACGCCGGGGAATACGTCGGCCCGACGAGCAGCCCGTCGCCTTCTACATCAACCCGCATCAAGAACTCGTCAGCGAAGTCCTCTGCGGCCTGGCGCGTCTCAAACGGCCCGACGCTCAACCAATGGGTGCCAGCCTTGCCTCCCGGTATGCCGACGACATAGCCCGTAGGCTCGGGCGGGTCGTCGTGTGTGGTTGCGGTCATCCTACGGTCCAGTCCACATCACCGAGGCGTCCGACACGCGCCATGAACAGAGTTTCGCCGTCGGCCTCCATCCCCGTGACGGTGACGTTGCCCATGTCGTTCATCTGAACGTCAAGGACGGTGCAGCCCTCGTCGGTGAGGCCGCGCACGAACGACGCCTGCGACGGCGTCTGCGCCATCGCCTCCCTGCGTGCAGCCGCGCCGATGCGCGGATACATGGCACGCGAGGCTGCGCGGCGGGGTGCGTAATAGTCGCTCATGCGGCACCCCGCTTCACACGGCGCGTGGGCACGAGGTCAAGGTTGCGCACCGGAGGCCACGGCGTGACGTCCTCCATGCGCACCTTGAAACGCTGTTCGGCAGGGCCATGCGACAGCGTAACCCATACCCGTCCGACCTCCATGACGCGGGCGAAGTGCGCCCGCTTGTCCTTGTCGTGGTACTTGACGATCTGCCCTCGCTTCAGCATGGTCAGTCCTTCCGGTCCCAGTAGGCGAGCACCTTGCGGGTCTCGTATGCGCGGCGGGTGAGCGAGTCGTTTGGCTCCACAGCCATGACGAAGCCGGGGCTCAGTCGCCACTCGCTCGGCAGGGGAATGTCCAGCGCGTTACTGCTGGCCGCGTCAAGCGCGATGCCCTCGTCCAGCAGCATGGCGACGGTGATGGACTTGGGGTTGACCTTCGTGACGACGCCGTGCTGGCCGGTCAGGTCGCTGACCTTCGGGTCGTCAGTGAACTGCACCACCGCACCGACACGGATGCCGCTCTCGTGACGCTTGAGGTTGTTGCGGTGCTTCACGCTCTGCGCGATGGCGTCCAGAATGTCGTCGTACTCGCCGCTGATGATGTCGGCGCAGATGGGGTGAACGTCCTTGAGAAGCTGCCTGGCCATGATTGGATTCCTTCCTTTGATTGGCCTTGTGGAAACAATGCTAGCCGGTGCTGATAGGCAATGCAAGCCCGCTTGCCACTAATAATGTGTGCGCCGTGGCGCGATCTGCAATCCTTCGCGCATGGCACCGCGCAGGAAACCAGCAGCGTCGAAGCCGGCCACGCCCGCCGAGCCGCAGCGCAGCGCGTTCGCCACGATTGCACGCATGCAGATCGCAACCGGGGGTAGTGGTACGATGGAGACC